CATGTAGTATCTGCGATCCACTCGGTCGCAGCGTTATACTGTCTTGACCGAAATCAATGTAGGTGGGCTCACCCACTCTGTCGTCCTCAAAGTAAATATCGCCTTTTCTGACGCTGCCTGTTGAAAACTTATAACTCATATGTTTTATCCTCCATCGTACATGGCTTGTTCACCATCTTCAAAGGTGATTATTGTTTTGTTTGTTGGGTGAGGTTTGATATGGATCTTCAAAAAATCATCAAACGCATCAAAAAATGCAATACTGCCGCGCGGGGCTGGTGTCAGCCAGTGAATAACAGTATGTCCCGTTGCGAATGTGGCGCCTTCGATAACGACACCCTCACCAGATATACCAGTTTCATCACTTTGGCGACACACCGTAAATGTTCTAATGCCTTCTGGGGCACGATTACTTGGCTTCTTAGGTTTTAGATCCTCGGGCTCAGTCGACAATTCTGCGATATCAGTAAGCTCACTCATGCTTCACCCTCTGGTTCTTCTTCTACCATTGCGCTCACGTAAACCTCTTTCATGACTTCCATCATTGCAATTTCAGATTCAATTACATCAGGGCATTCTTCTTCCTCTTCAATGTCTTTTTCACAAAAAGCCGTCTTTAATTGTTCGATTTTCACTTTCATATCCTTTATCACCATATCCATTTCTTGAATCTTCTGTGCTATCGGTGCATAGCAAAGTGGTCCTTTGAATTTTGCCATCTCTTCATCCCTCCTATTATAACATGTTCCAGTCAATTTTGTAAAGCGGTATAACTATTACCACATCCTCCAGAACATCAATTCCGTAATCCGTGGCGCCAACACTAATTGCTACTATTAACCCTATCATCTCACCAGACTCACTAAAGACCCCAGAACCTGATGAGCCCGGCCATGCAAACGAATGCACGTATATATTCTCGCTAACATCATGACCAGCAATCTGTCCTCCGAAAGTTAGAGGACCAAATCCATTAGGGTACCCGGTATAGTAAACGGTTCTCTGAATTGCAAGGTGTTGTTCCCAATCGCGATTATTCGGGTACTCTCTCGGAATCCTGATTGGAGTCCTTTCGGGTATTTGTTCTACTTCTATTATCGCGTAGTCAATGTCTCTGTCGATCATGGCGATTCTTACACACTCGGTCATTTGCCCATCAGACAAAATACGGATAGAAGGGCATTCTCCAACAATCCCATGACTAACTGTTATAATATAGTGGCGACCCTCTAATACAAAATAAGTGCCAGAAGATGATGAAATATACCCATCTCCAGAAATGGACATAACATTAACTGCGCTCTTTCTCGACTTCTTAACCGTTGATGCTGCGCGCTTATCGAGAAAGCTCGATACATTATCTGGGGATTGTATACTTCGGGCACTTGATATCTGCGCCTGTTTAAAAGAAGAGGTCACCGCCAAACCAATTAAAAAAGTCACCACAGCGACAGCCGTAGTAATCCTAACTGCACTATCTTTCAGGCGCTTGAGCATTATTATACCTGCTTTTGGAAACTAAGAAATACGGGTAACTCTTCAAGTCCGGCGCGCTTGGCAAACCAAACCAGATCTTCACTTCCGGTGATCTTAGCGCGCCCATTTTGTCCTATAGCTAAGTATACTGGGTATCTTGCACCGGTTCGGATGAAATTCTTGTACCGGCCGTCAAAGTCCATTTTGTTGCCCCGATACTCTCGTGACATATAAGGCAGCAATTCTTCGACCGGTATCATAGTGTGATATCTCATATCAGTAGAATTCGTTGGTGCATCATAAGTCATGACTCCTCCCTCTGCCCAGTCGTCTATCATGGACTGCACCGCAGGGCGCGGCGTCGGTCTACGATTAGAGATGTTGGACCTTTGGGAACCCAAGGCGCCTGCCAACCCTCCGAAGCCGCCACCGCCTACATATTCCTTCATAATCTTAGACTCGCGAACAGTGCGAATTGTGCCCTGCCTATTGGTACGATGCATCGAAGAAACAGTCAATACTTTAAGACCTTTGATCTTACGCAGACCCGGCAAAAGTACCTCATCACGATACTCGATACGCGAGCGGGCTCCCAGGAGCCCAAATTTGATGTCGTAAAGTACATACTCTGATGTCGCGGTTATGTCTCTTTTCTTATCTGCCTCGGGTCGTACAGTCGTGACACCAGGGATACCACGAATCTCGGTTGCTGTTTCTGACTCCGTACCGCCCATATCTTTTGAAACGGTGCAACCAACCTGTACCACGTAGAGTCTAAGATCGTATTCTGCGTCAACTTCTTTTATTATTCTCTCTATTCTCGCTATCTGGTCTTCGGTTGATTCGTTCATGCTGGTTGCACTCTGGGCTTGTGCTTCTGTGGCGGCGCCAAGTTTTCGCACGTGCTGGAATACAAGATCATCAAACGTCCGCGGCTTACCTAAGTTTGCTTCGTCGTCCAACTCAATGCCAGAATGCTCGCCAAACAACCGGAAGCGCTGGCTGACCAGCGGATTTAACCAATACTTCCACATAATAAATCTTTGGGCTTCGTTCATCTTTTCGATGTTGTTTTGAAACCACATGGCAATCATCATCACCTTCTCAGCCTCTGGGTTGCCGGTGTCTGCATTAGCAGAATAGATTGACTTAATCTGTTGAATTGCTTTGGCAAACTCTTGGTTGCTGTAAACTTTATCCTTTACTGTCTCGGCTCTCTCAACCATTGGCTCAAGTGACCACTCAATGATCTCGTTGGCAGCAGCCATGATTAACTGTGGGTTCTTGTCTAAGAACTCTACAACATCTCTAACTACCTCGACCTCACCCTCTGGAGACTTGGAACTAACACCGATAGTATACTTCCACGCGATGCCCATGTCAGGGTAGCGGTATCGATACTGCTGACTGTAGCTGACTTGCGGAATGATAATGAATCGCGAGTCCTTGGCTAATACTATTCTTGGGTCAACAGGTTTGTAGTTAGAGCCAAGGGGCAACTGAAGCTGTCTGGGATCTGAGCTTTCTGATTTTCTGTAGGCAGTCTGAATGTGTGCTGCCATTCTGCCGTTCAGGTTATCTGTCTCGATCTTCTTTTGTCCGATCCCGCCAAAGCGACCACCAAACATATCACCGAACAACGCTTCGACCGGCTGGTTTCTGTTGCTAGCGAAATCGTACAAATATTGTTTAACGTCGACCGGGATCTTTACGTCGCTCATGATTAGATTAGCATCTGCCGCTTCTTCGGTTGGTGTGAACCAAAATTCAACGCCGGTGTCGTCTTGATACACCTTAAAGTTTTGGAGCTGCATCGCGGCTAAATCTGCTTCGGCTCGGTCGTATGCGCCCTTGGCAACGTAATCGCCTTGAACAAGTGCACGACGGATCTTCTCTGCATACTCTTGTATGTCACCATCGAAATCGAGCATCTCATCGGCAAAACTGTCGTACTCGTCTACTTCTCCTGCATTATCAGGATCAGAATAGCCGGTTTGACTAGTCCTTATTGTTATTTCAAGGTGTGCGGTCTGGGCTGGTTCTTCTATCTCGCCTCCGGGTTCCCAGTTGGGATCAAAGGGGGTCATCATACTGATTGTCCACTCAACTTCTTGATCCTCACCGGGCAGATTGTAAGCGATGTCATCAAGACCGGATTCACTTTCAAACTCTCGCGCCTCGCTTCCCCATGTATTAATAGGAATATCCTCAAGCTCTAGTGGGACTGTTGAGTCGGGACCGTCTGTTGGTCTAAACATCCCATCTCTTGTTTCAAAGCCCGGCCACCCAAGATTGATTTGGAAGTTTGCCTCACCACTCATATACAAATAAATACTTTGGGGATCTCCACCCATGTCTTCACCGGTTTCAACCGTGCAACTAATACTGGTGTCTTCGTTTTCGTTGCGGTTGTCGTAGAATCTCTCGTCAACACCATCGACGGCTTCTTGAACAGCCTCCATAGCCTCTTCAATATTGCCGCTAAAGCTGGCGGTGGTCTTGCTTGCGAGGTATTCATTCATCTCCACAAAGCCATCGTAGTCGTTAGAGTGCTCGCCTGTTTCTTCTACGGCTTGAATATTCATATTGTCAATAAACCACACAATATGATCCCAGACTTCTTCGGGGGGTGCATCGTTTCCTCTGCCTTTGATTTGGTAAAGGGTTTCGCCGGCGTTACCGTCACCCCATGTCATTGTGACATAAGACGAGGATTCACGGCGCTTGCTCTTCCTCTTGCGGAGAGACACCAGTGTGCCTCGACTATCAGAACCACAGTGTCCCATGCGCTCGCCCTCGACTGAGCAGTTGGATGTCTCTAGGTTGTACCAATACGAACCATCATCAAATTCATGTATCACATTTTCTGGATCTTCTTTGTTTTCAAGAAATTCTTTTGCTATAGTAAATAACTCATTGATATCGTGTGTTTTAGATCTACTATCAATCGCATCTTTAGCCAACTCGTAGTTGGTTGGGTCATCATTTAAGAACGCGGCAATGATATCATATTGGTTCCACCAATTGCGATATCTAGATTGAAGCATGTTATTTAAATCTTCTTTTGTTGTCTCGACCTTTTCAGACGGAACGCCTGCTTTACTTAAAGCTTTGACCGACTTCATTATCATCTTGCGCCATGTACCGAAAGGTTTAGTTACGCCGTTCTTGACGTTCTGGATAACAAACTTGACGCGCTTGCCTTGCTCGACTCTTTCGTCGTCATATACCGCGCGGGGTTTGGTGCGGATAGCGCTTGGATCATACGGCTCTACAGTACGCACGTCCACCTCTCCGGGTCTGCCTTCGTCATCCTTTGGACCGTCAGCAATAACGTAGTCATTGTACTCGTTAATCATGTTGTTAACGATATCAAACTGAAGCTGTTTGAGTGAGGTGCCATACTCGCGATCGTTCTTCCACAGATTACCCATAAGCATCTTGGATTTCTCAGGCGCATCGGGCATTGCGCTTTCAATGAAGTCGATTACATATTCGGGAAGACCAATATCTCGTAAGCCTTCGGTGATTGTGCGGTCCTCTTTTAAATAACGGAACCACATGTCTGTAGATTTTTGCATATTTTTACCTCAACACAATAAATAGTCAGGTTTTCAACTAACCGCTGGCAAAAAGGTCAGTGGACAGTAGCTTGGCTGTGTCTCGCCAGCTTTCGACTTCTATAGTATGACCATTCTTGTGCGTTTGTAAGACTGAGGCTAACGAGTGATCGTTGCCGGGAAACGGTATCCTGTCTCCCACAAACACAATACGGTGGTCTTCAAGTTTATCTTTTAAGACTCTGTGAATTACCTGCGATTTGTCATTACCTTTGTTAAAGATGTCCATACTCACGGCACCACCTATCACAAAGTCAATGCCTTTATACTTTTTCGAGAGCTTCTCAACTATCTTCTCTCGCTCTTTAAACTTTGCATCATACTCTTCGTAAACTTTGCGCTGTTCCATCGTAGCGTTCCTGCCTACAATCGAAAAGTTTACCATACCCACACGCTCTTCGTAGTGGCGGCCGGTCTTAATATGAAACGGGGAGTCCTTGACGATCCAGTCGAGTTCTGCATAAAAGTCTTTCTGCTTTTTGATATCAAACTTATTCTTGTACGCCTCGGTCCACGTACTATAACCATCTTCCTTGTTGAATCGGTTAGTATAATATGCATTACCCATACACGCGAACACACCTTGCACCTGATCAAAGATAGGTCGCTTGATTTGGTTCAGTATTCTTATGAACGAGCCACCCGACACAATGTACACTTGTCGGCTCTTTGACCACTTCAAAAATTGAGCGGCGAACTTAGTGTCTATGTTATTTTTTGCGGGGGTGAGTGTCCCATCTACATCAAACAAATATATTGTATTCATTGGTTTACTTCCAGAACAACTGAATTCCTACGATTAGGAACGAAAGAATCACACACAGGATTGTCTTTGTGGTAAACATGCTCTCATTAAGGAGCCACCATGTCAAGATAGGAAAGGTGAAGTAAGACATACTAAAGATTAAGAACCTTGGTCCCCAAACCTGCCCCATCTCGGCATATGCTATCTTGACCCCATACCAAAAACAAATACCCGTGGGCACCGAGAAGATGATCGCAGAAAATAGCGGCTTATCCTTCCACCAGTCCCAGACGAATTGTGAGTTTAACTGAAACCAGCCAAGTGTCTGTCCGATAGCGAACAAAGCACATGCGAATAATAAATTAGAAGTTGGCAACGATGATCTCCTCTGCTCTGTCTTCGCGTTCGGTCTGGATGCCGTACTTGTCAATCATAATAATCCTGTTGTTTTTAAATGCTCTTGGTATCTTGTGATCAAAATCATATGTGATTAAAATTTTGGTGTCTGTGTTCTTGCATAACTCAGCCAACTCTCTATGGTCGATTGAAGTTTGTTCTATTGCGATGCTCTTGCCCTGCTCAAACAAATTATAATTAAACCTACCGCCCAAGACTAAATTATAGCTCCGCGAGTCAGATTTTTCAATTTGTTTAGCTAACTTGGCTGGAGACAGGTTCAGGTGAAAATTATCTGGTGTCGAAAAGGTTTTCAATTTGGCAATTGCGGTAGGTGTCAGCATATCTGTGTCTAATTCTCCAGAAGATATAAGTCCCGTTGAAGAGCACCTGTTCATTATGAAAAAAAGACTAGCCGTAATGAACGGACTCTTGTGTGTGTGCCACATATCTTGCAATATTGATAGTATGGCTTCTCCTTCAAATCTTAGCGAATCAGAAGATACCATCGAATGCAGCTTACTGGGATCATGCATTAGACATGCCCAAAAAGTATATACCGGCAAACTTGTAGTGCTTGCATTTACAAAGCGTTGATCGTTAGCTAATGAAAACTCTATCTTGCCATCATAGAACGCATAAGAATTAACTATGGAGCCCGGGGGTATTAAAGTCTTTATGGCTGCAGCGCAGTTATTCTTCTTTGTTTTATCTAATATCGGCGTCATTTTCACCACCATATTCGCCATTTGCGAGAGAAGCCTTAAAATTAGAAATCTTCTCTTGTAATTCAGATAAGTCTGCCGGCGCTCCTTCAGCACCTTCTAATGGGTTCGGTGGTCTTGGGACGCTTTGCATCATTTCCTGTGATTTGTACGACAAAAAAGAGCTGATGATCATATTGATATCCGCTAAGATCGCATCAACATCTGATAGGTCTAGTCTTAGCTGATCTATGTCCCGGTGTGAATCGACCGATAACTTAGTTTCGCTCATGTGAGTGCTGTTGTTAACACAGTCCCCAAGGATCGAAAACGCCTTACCAGCTAGGCGCTGTACTTCTTCCTCTAGATCATCTATTTTGACTGAATATTGTATATTAACTCTTTGTGACATTTTATCCTCTTATTAATTGTTTGGTTTGGTTTAATGATTTCTCGACGAGATCAGGGGCGCCCACTACAACTATCTCTGTTCCAGTGTGACCACGATTTATCGTCAATTTTGTAAAGCGATGAGCGGTAGATAAATCCTGCGGTAAGACCCCTTGCTCATTGAGAGTCTGCATACGGGCCTCTTCTCGGATCATTACCACGTGTTCAGGGTTTACAAAAACCTCTCTTAAACTATATTCGCTTTTGGTTGTCAGGGTGCTGTTGTGGTGCACCTCTGTTAATTTAACTAACATGTGATTGTTCCTTTAGCGGGTATACGTGTGTTATTTTTACATCCCAATTACCGTCCGCATAGACGCGGTATATGTATTGATTGGTTGTGCTCAAATATACACCAGTGATCGGCTTGCGAGTTATTTGCATTTTCATTCCCTTTTCCGTTTCGTTCCACATCTCAACACCTTGTGGGATATGCACTAAGTCTCCTTGTTCCATCTTATTCTCCATTTGTTTGTATAATACCATAATTAGTTGTTATCAGTGTGCCGGCACAACTAGCAGCATTCTGCAATGCAGTCTTAGTTACCTTGACGGGGTCAATTACGCCGGCTTCTACCATATTAGCTGATTGGTTGGTTAAAAAATTCCAGCCACAATTATTGTCCTCATCAGATAAGACATTTTGGACTACCAAGTCTGGGGATTCTCCGGAGTTTTTGGCCATTTGTCTAATCGGCTCTTCGCATGCCGCTCTGATAATTGTAATTCCTAGAGCTTGTTCGCTGCTTAAAGTAGTAACCGCCAAGGAGCGTGAAGCTCTAAGAAGAGCGACCCCACCACCTGGAACAATTCCGCCTTCTTGAGCAGATCTTACCGCTTCAAGCGCATCCTCGATTCTATGTTTGCGTTCGGTCATCTCGACTTCGGTAGAACCCCCAACATGAATGACAGCTACACCTGAAGACAATCTTACCACTCGCCCTTGTATAGTCTCACACACAGACATCGAGTCTGTTTGCTTAATTTCACTCTTTAGGGACTCGATCTTAGTTTCTACTGCCTCATAATCGCTAGCGCCACCTACAATCGTGGTCTTATATCTATTGCTCTCGATACTTTTTGCAGAACCCAGATGTGAGAGTCTTACGTCAGATAGTTTAACGCCACTCTCTCTATTAATAAACGTTGCGCCGGTTGACAAAGCTAAGTCTTCCAGAGTATCCCTGCGTTCCTCGCCATAGTAAGGAGCTTTGATCGCCGCTATTTTGAGCGTGCCCCTCATTGCATTCATAATTAATGCAGCTAACGCCTGTCCCTCTACTTCCTCTGCTACAATAATAAGAGGCTTGCTTTCACGTGCTACCATCTCTAGTATCGGCAACACTTCTTCGACTGCTGAAATCTTGTAGTCGGTAACAAGGATGAGCGGGCTTTCGTGGTACATTGTAGAGCGTCGTTCATCTGTAATAAACGCGCCCGCACAGAAGCCTGAATCAAATCGAAACCCCTCAGTGATATCGAGACTAGTCTCTGTTGAGCGAGACTCCTCAATAGTAATCGAGCCATCTTGACCAACCTTATCTAACGCCGTAGCTATTAGTTTTCCGATTGTTGAATCATTGTTGGCGGATATTGTACCAATCTGTTCAATGTCGGTAATACTGGTAATCGGGGTGGCAATTTGTTCTAGATTTCTGACCACCTCTTTGGTTGCCAAATCAATTCCGCGTTGCAGTTCCGTGGGAGATACTCCCGACGTAATGAACCTTTGCGACTCTCTAAGAATAGCGCGAGCCAATACGGTAGAAGTAGTAGTTCCATCGCCAGCCTCGTTGTTAGTCTCAGTAGCCGCTTGGCGTATAATCTGAGCGCCGGCATTCTCAAACGGATCCGCAAGCTCGACAAATTGTGCAACGGTCACCCCATCTTTTGTAATAAAGGGTGTCTTTCCCTTTTCTTGTAGCAAAACATTTCGACCTCTCGGTCCAAGTGTAGAAGCAACGTTATCTGCTAATACGTTGGCTCCTTTAATAATTTTCTGTTGTAATTCTTGATTGTCAGAATAATCTCTGGACATTGATACCTCTGTGTTAGATTATTATTATAACCCTGAACCAGAAACTTGTCAAGGCTTATTTGTCAGTTTGTAGAATTTCTTTTGAACTGATATTGTTTGCGTTGCTAACTGACGTGTTAGCTAGGGAATCATTCTCAAGTCCACCGGCAAAGAATTGATTTAAACTATCCGAAAGAATTTTGAGAGATTGGAAGATCTCTGTCACCTCGTCATTTAGGACTTCGCGAACATCTGACACGATCTTTCCAACTTGGGCGCGGCCGATCATAATGGAGCCGACAAATTCAGTATTGGTTGGTGGCTCATTTTTTAAGGATTGTGCTTGGTTCAGTTCAAAGTGCAGTCTCTTTAGATAGCCATAGCTGCTCAAGAGAGCCTGCTTCTTCTGGGTAGCGCCCAGCATCTTATATTGGCGGGCTGATTCTTCTGCTGAAAGGAACTCGTCATTTTTGACCATATCCTCGATCTGTTGATTTCTTTCACTCTTTTTAGCCGCGGCTTTTTGAGATTTCACGACTGCGGCGTTGGCGCCGACAATTGCTTGTTTGAGCAAGCCATGTATTTCAGGTATTTTTCTGTAGTTGCCGCTGACCCAATTTTTGACACTGGTGGCACTCATAGCGCCCTGACCTCTGACTTTATTCTTGTTAAATAAATCATCATTCTTCTCCCAGTTAAGGGCGTCCGTGAGCTTTTTAAAAGCCTCATCATCTATTCGATTAATCGGATTCTCCGGGTTTGCATCGGCAAGACTCTCAATTTCACCATACAGCGCTTTGTCAAACAGCGGGGTTAGTTCTTCGGCGGATAACACCTTATCTGCTGCCGGCAGGTTAAGCAGTTCAACTGCGCCAGCTTGTTGACCAGAAGCCAGTGCGCTTATAACGGACTGAGGCATTCTTATCACATATGGGTGCTTAGAATTTAAAAGAATATCGGCGACATTTGCCAGGTTGAAATCAAACTGGTAGAAATCGATCTTTCCCTCTAATTCTAATCCTTTGCCTTCCAGCGTTTTAGTACAGACAACATAACGCATACCGCCATTAATTGACTCCGGGTATGCTGGTTTGACCATATCGTTAACCAAGTCGGTGTAACTTCCGCCAACAAGTAAGCCTCCCTCTCGATACAATTTCAAGCTAACAGGAATTGTCTGACCGGAGGCGCGGTCAAGATAGTCAGCGATCGTTGCGTTACCTGTGGGTATTTGTTCTCCATCCACTAGTGCTGCCAAGAAAGATTCAAAACTAAATCCGGCCGATGATGCGTTAAAGTTTGTGATAACTTTCGTCAAAGTCTTATAGAAGACAAGATAGGAGATTGCCTGCACAATACGTGCAGTGCGATTATCGCCCGCCTTTTCCGTCACCATCGAAAGACCGTTGCTGTAAAACTCTGATACACTGCGTATCTTAGCTGCGAAATCGGATCCTTGAATATTTCTAAGGTAATTCTCTAACAACTGTCTTTGGGCGCCCTTGATCTCAACGCCTTCATCAGTAGTTCGGACGTCTGACCAGCCAATCTCCGACACCTCAATATTAGGGATCATCTTTAAAACCATATCCAGCACCGCTTCATCGCTATCAGGAAGATCTGGCGGGGCTTGTACTTCCTCATTAGTCGCGGAGCCAAGAGCGCCTTGGACCATCTCTAACAACATGGTCACGTCAAGCTTGTTAACTTGCTTTAAATATTCTTCTTTGAGGATTTCAGATAATTCAGACATGGTTGTTTCCTTATATAATTATATCAGCAATACCTAATTCGACTGCTTCTTCGGCAGTTAAATAAACATTTACCTTTCGTTCTAACATTTTTTTAATTTGAGATTTTGACATTTTAGTCTCTGATGCCAGACAACTGATATACATGTCCTGTAACTGCTCAATCGCTTCCATCTCATTAATCATATTGTGAAGAGAGCCGTGATTAGCGCCAAGGACAGAGTGTATCATAACACGACAGTTTTTGCCAATCTTTCTACTCCCCTGCGTTCCTGCTGCTAGAATTAGTACGCCTGCTGACATCACTTTTCCCATTCCGATGGTGTGTATCTCGTTGTTTTCTCTAACGTTTCGCATGATGTCATATAAAGAAAACATATCATCAGCAGAGCCGCCATATGTCGAAACATAAAAATCAATTGGCTTTCTTTTTTCTGGCTTTGAATTGGCGTATAGGTGATCTAAATAAAGCAAGCCATGGATAACTTCAGCAACCTTCTCTTCGGTTACATCACAGAATAACCCGATAGTATTCATTGGCTCGGGTTCTTCAGCAAGCTCTTCACCCAAAGCAGAGGGATCTAAAATAACTATTCTCTTTTCAGAATTATCAGCCGACGTCGGGCTTTCCTCATCCTGAATTAATGTTTTTATTGCCTCTTTAATCTCTTTAATCATGTTGAGTTCCCCTCTTTGTTGTTAAAATGTTTTATGTAATCAGCGCCCCCTTCATTCAAGAAGCGCATTGCAGATTCCCAATCATCGTATTCAAGCAACTCACGATAAAACTTAGGGTGCATATTAATTATCTCTCTGATCGCCTTATCTTTATAAAGTTTTATCTCAGTATCAAAATTTAATTGATATGCTTTAATATTTTTGTCTGTCTCTTCTTTTTTCCGCATCTCATTGATACGCGTTGCCTTAGCATATTCCATGCTTTCAACGCCTCTAACAATAGTATAGAGGGAAAGGTAATGAGACAATTTGAGCATTACAAGCCCGAGCCTAACCTCTCTGATAAAATAAAAGGTTCTACAAGTAAAGTACCCAAATATAAAAACTAGTAGGTACAACCACCAAACATGTCCCAATCTACACTCCAAATAAATTAACCACTAGTAAAGACTAGTGGTTAATAGTATAACAGGCTCGTTATGATTTGTCAAGTTACTTAGTGAGTCTCTTCATGATTCTTTCAGCAAGTTGGTCGACAATTTCTTCCTTCTTACTTTCAGCTTGAAGACGCTCGGCTACACGACGTGCTACCTCAGCAACAATATCTTCGTCATCGCCTTCGCGAATCTTGCGCTGGTGATCTTCACGGTCCTTACGCTGCTTGCGTGCGGCGCGCTGATCTTTTTCTTCATCATCATCTTCGCCTTCCATCATGGGTTCCTCTTCAGCATCCATTTCTAGTGAATCACCCCCTTCCGGTGCTTCGAGGTCGTCTTCCGCTCCCATTTCCATTTCAGCCTCACCTTCCTCGCCACCCATGGCAGCGCGGAGCTTATCGGCCAAATCGATAATAGCTTGAGCTTCATCATCAGAAAGCTCCATGTCACCTTCTGGTGCGGCACCCATCTCTGGTTCATCGTCCATTGCAGGCTCGTCGTCCATGGGCAGTTCGTCAACAGGAGCCTCTTCAGCACCCATGTCCATGTCCATTTCCATCTCTTCTTCGTCCAGTTCTTCTTCGTCATCACGAGCGCCCGGCATTTCGCCGTACATCTCTTGAATCTTTTCCTCGCCAATTGGACGCATCTCGGCGAGTTTCATGAAGCGACGTAATTCGCTTTCTGTTAGTAAATTTTTACGAGCCATTATAAAATCTCCTTAAGGTTTTCGAAACTCAAATATAAATAGTGTTCAGTTGTTTATAGTTCCCTAAAATTCAAAACAACTCAAAATTTTTGTGTTTTTTATCTTCCCAACCGCCTTCGTTTCAATCTGTTTTACTCTCGCAAATGATATGCCAGAGCGTTCAGCAATTTCACGTAAGGTCATTGGTCCGTTCTCATAAATAGATATCAAAGTACAGTTATACTCATTTTTAAAATCTATCCACAATCGACATTCTTCGTTAGGGCATGCCGTTTTTAATTCCATACATTTTCGGGAACATATACGTAAACCATCTTTAGTCATAGTTCAGGGTGCTCCTCTTCAATGAGATCGAAGATGTTGTCTATCTCACCATCCGTAAAACCAAAGTCAGCAATTTTTTGTTTACCTACTGTTCTAAGCTTCTTGGACTTTGTTTTTCTCTCTTTCGACAACGAACTCACCTCATCGACATACATCTGAATTCTATCGTCCCCTGCAATATAGGCAGTCACAATTGAACGAAAAAATTCTGATTGTTTTACTCCGTCGTGTTTAAGTTTCAACACTAATTGAGCATGTCTGTGATCGGTTTCTGTGAAGACTATCCTTTTTGTCAGCTTCCCATAATCTATTCCGGAGGACATCACCACTTCCTTGTGGTGATATGCGTTCTACTTTCGGACAGCCCGGAAGCCGTTTGAGTAAGAAACTTTGCTTTTGCATGCAATTGTTGTAGGTTTCGCGCGCCCGAATATGAAAAGCCAGAACGGATCCCCTTTTGAATATCTTTTAGAATATGCTTAACTGAGCCGCGGTAAGGCACCTTGCTAGCAACACCCTCAAACGAAGAGTATTTGCCCCGCCAACTCATTTGGGCTTCTTTAGACGCCATTCCTCTGTACTCTTTCCACGTAACTCCGTTACCGTCTTTGATTAGGTTTCCAGGCGACTCAGTTGTACCAGCTAGCAGTGAGCCTATCATAATCGCATCGGCGCCGGCGGCCAAAGCTTTAACAATGTCTCCGGAGTTTTTAATTCCGCCGTCAGCTATAATCTTAACATCCCTATCGGTCTTCGCGCACTCAAATATGGTCTGTAAGCCGGGCATGCCATGACCGGTCTGAATTCTTGTCGAACAGATTGACCCGCCGCCAATATTACAGCGCACACTATCGGCGCCCCAGTCAGAGAGATCATTAATCCCTCCAAGGGTCGCCACGTTTCCAGCCATAATGTGATAGTCGTCACCAAGCAGTACACGTAGTTCTCCTAATGCTTCCTGCATCATTACATGGTGTCCGTGGGCAACATCTACACAGATAAAATCGGCACCACAAGCAACTACTTCTCTGGCTCTTTCCAAAAAATCTCCGGAAACCCCAATTGCAGCACCAACGTGTGTATCCTGTGATTTCGATACATGGTTGGCTTGCTCCTCAATTGAGTTATATCTGTGGATAATTGCGCTTCCTCCACATGCACCAAGAGCATTGGCCATTGCGGATTCAGAGATAGTATCCATCGGTGAAGCGAAAATAGGTAGAGCTAATTTAACACCCTTGTTTAAATCTGTCGAGATATCAATCTCAGAGCGACTTCGTATATCGGAGTACTGTGGCTCCAGCAATACATCGTCATATGATAAATTAAATTTTTGACTCACTTTATCTTCTCTTCTTCAATAAACTTCTGGATGTCCCTTACCTTATACCACGTTTTCTTGTGGGGATCTTCCGGTTCAGGCATTGTCTTATACTCTGCTGGTTTTCGTGGTGGCAGTTCCGGGTTTGGGTTAATCGCAATGATTGTCGGGACGCCATTAAACTTAAGCTTCTTTTCAATCGCTGGATCATCGTCAACGTTATATGCATAAAACACTATGTTGGGATCAAGTTCATATTGATTTGAGATGTCCATGAAGTATTCTTGCAAAGAATGGCACATGTGACAACTGTTTGAATAAAATTTAACTACGCAAGTTACAGGCGCGAGTACTCGATTACTCAAGATCATGTTCAATCCATCTTCGGATATTCTATTTACACTCATTTTTTGTTCTCCTTTTTAAATTTTTCAACTGCTGATTGTGCCATTGACCAACAATCAGGGCAGTACAGCCTAACTGTATCTTCATCTCTAATAACCACATTCCAAGTGAGAGCCATCTGTTTGTCGTTTTTGTCAAACGGCTTCACGCAGGCTAAACATTCGTCTGGCAACTTGTCGAACATCATCAGTTTATCAGACACATCTGCTTGTGAAGTATCCTTTGCTGCGGCTCGTCGTTGCTTACGATTCACTTTTGGTTTTCCTTTTCCGCTTTTTTGTTGCCGGCTCCTCAATACCCTGAGACTTCCGGAAAGTCGGTGAGCGCTCAGCTAACTCCTTATCCGTGATAACAGCTTCTTCCTTCGACTCTTCTTGCGCCGGCGGCTCTGGCTCAGTGGCTGCGATTTCCGCTGGGGTACGCGTCTTCAGAGAATCTGCGTACTGCTGCAAGGTGATCATCGCACCCTCAAGCTGAGCCATGTTAATGGCGCAGGTACTGATATTGGAAACAGTGTCTGCATTGGCAGGCTGGTGTAGCGCATCCTTAGCTAAGGCAAATTGCTCTAGTGCTAAGCCTCGCAGCTTTTGAATTGCTGCATTTAAAATATCTTCGGTCATTTCATACTCCTTATTTGTTAATACCTTCGACTCTCCACAACTCATCGCCGCCATCAAATACTACTACCGCTGATGGAAATGGTGCGGAATTCTTACTGTCGCCAAACTTTAGGCGACCTTTCACAAAGTGAATCTCTGATGCATTCATTACATACTTGTGCCAATACTTGGTATCGGTTCGTGCTGGAATAAGCATCACTACCTTTGTCTCGTTCTTCATAGCTTCATTATAACCTTTTTCGATCCACTTGTCAATGCCTCTTCCATACGGAGGGTTAACAAAACAGGTGAAGCCTTCCCAATTCTTCTCCAGACCATTCTCGGATTCTGTGAAGAAGTTGGCGCATTTAGTATTGTGTGTACTCGCGCATGGATCCAAGTCAAAAGGACCAAAGCGCCAGTTTAATTTATCAAAAAAGTCTTTTGGGGTTGCCCAATTTCCTGTTTTAGAGCTAAACATAACTCCTTGTGTGTTCTTATCCATCTGTGCTCCCCAGTGCTCCAGTTCCTCGATCACTGATAGTGATCGCTTCCGCATAAAGTTCTTCAAAGCTAGATTCTTGTGCGTTAAAGTGGACAACCGGAGTCATAACCAACTGGGCGATCTTTTCACCCGGCTGAATGAATTGAGATTCCTTGCCGATATTGTGGAGGTTGACAAACACTTCTCCCGTATAACCTGAGTCGACAACACATGCGCCGACAACCAAGGAGCGGCGTGCCGCCATACCCGAACGGTTCTTAACTTCTATCATGTATCCATGTGGAA